GTCAAGTGGAGGAAGAATATCTGAACTACGAACAGTGAGACTGCCTTTCCGGGACTTTCGCACAACAAGCACAGCATAGATAAGCATGTGAATGACGGTGTTGTCATTCGCAGTAAAAGGAAAGCCAGATTTCATACCGCGTAAAAAATCAATCAACCAACCAACGCCAAAGATGGTGGTGCCAATGATCATCCGTTCGTAAATGAAACGGAAATACCCGATGTATCGACCCGGAGCTTTAAAATACTTAAGAACACGAATGTGATACTCACAAACCACACGAAGGATTCGCGCAATCAGTGAAGCATCCCAACGATGAATATCCTCAGTAAAATGTAGCATTTCCTCAAAACTGCAATCGAGAGCCTTCTCAAATTCGCTAACGAACTTGCCGGCTCCACCATGCATCCAACTCATACCGATGCAATGCGGAAAGATGTGCGATTGTCGCATGAACCAACGAACGTAAGGCTGTGTGTACTGATAAAGCAAGAAATTGTATTGAGCTCCAAAATAAAGGATCAACCGAGCACTATCCTTAGCGCCGGACTCACATATCTTTCCCCTGCCTCCAGGACACATAACAGCATCACGAGCGTGGAAATCGGAAGTATAGTAAACATCCTTCGCAAGCGCAATGACGTCGTCCACACAATCACCAATCAAAACATAACGCCGGTTAAGGGGCCAACCAACAGCTTTAGTACCATCGTACTTAATGTTCGAGAAGTCCGTGATGTGTTGCATGTTGTAATGCATTTCATCCTTGAAAGTCTGATCAATGTTCTCCAATGTAATATCGAAGAATACGTCGGCACAAAAGTCAAAATCAGTGACGTCAAATTCAGCAGGCTTACCATCGAAGCGAGTGATCGCATCAATTTTCCGCCTAGTAGTCGGGTTGCACCTAACATGCTGGTCAACAAATCTCTTTTGCCCACCATCCAGGAACGGGTAGATAAGATCATGAGAAACCTTGTTGAAAGGCATGTCGGTGCAACCAGGCAACTTAACTGAATAATACGGGTCGCGTCTAATGGTGACGGACACAAGGTTGGGCATGAGATCAAGAAGCATCATGGATGTAGAGGCTGTCTTGATTCTCTCTCTTTTAGCGGAAAGAAACCTTTTGCGCCGTTCGCGTTTGGCTCTGCGGGAAGAGCGCTTTCCCCTAGTACGCTTGGCGTAAATCACAGGGCGACCTGCGAGCTCCTCAGCATGATCAAATGCTTGATCATGAAAGGCTCGTCGAAGCCGGTAGCACTCCCATTGAGCACGTGACAATGAAGACTCCCACCCATGGATATAAAAGTATAAAGCAAACAAAACCCACCATGCTTCAAATTGCAATGTGACATCGCCCAAATAGACGGAAACACAAGCTGCAACAAGCACGAGGAATGATGACATTATACAATTAATCCAATGGGGGGGGCATC